CGGCTGAGATAGAGGGAATTCTCGACCGTCCATCGCCAAACAGGCCAGACAGGTACGTTTGTCCTTCGCCGCTAACCACCGCCACCCCTGCACCAGGTCGCCATTGGCGATGTAGTTGGCCCGCGTCGCTTCACGATAGGCATAGAGTTGCGTCGTTCGCGAGGTCCGCAGAGACCACGTTAATCCCTGCCCCAGCGCATCACGCATCTCCGCCGCAATGCGTCGAGGGTGCATCCCTATCGTCAATGACTTCAATAATTTGTCCTCGACCACCTGCGCGACACCTGGCCCCAATGTATTCAGCGATTCACGCAGAGTCGACCCTTCCGCGAAAAAACCCAACAATGTCTCAATAGCCTCGACCGGCAATTTATTCCAACGAATCCGCACACCTGGTACAATAGCTCTGGCTATGGCCTGTGAGTACTGATTGCCTAATTCTATTGAATTCAAAACACTATCACGCAAATCGCCCTCCAAAAAAGCGGCGAAACGATTGACTTCCCATTCAATCTGCCGCTTCAAGTCCTTAAGCCGCCGCAATCTCGCTTTTTTCCAGGCTTTGACATCTGGCGTGGACTCAAGCTCAGCAATCAATGCCTCAATCTGCGGTAATAACTGGCGATAAACTCCACCATAGGCCCGCACCAGACGCAACGCCGATGCGCGTTCATTGCGCAACAGCCGCTCACGAAATTGCTCAGCCGTCTCCAGCGGCGTACTCACACTACCCCTCGCTCAAAATTGCGCAACAGAATCTCGCCCAGATTGGTCTCGTTCTGCCCAACCTCTGCCATGCGTTCCTCAATCTCATCGTGGTCGTAGCCGAGCTCTTCACGCGCCGTCTTCAGGTCAATAATCTTGGCCTCCAACCGCCGCAACACAGTTTCAGTTCGTTCCTGGACGCTCTCAGGTAAGATGTCGCTCCAGATGACCTCTATCGTCTGCGGCGCGGCGACGCCCATCACCGTCAGGATATGCCGACACAGCCGCTCCAGGCCGTCGCTGTACAGCGCGCGCTTGGTCTCAGTCTTCTTCAACGCATCAGTGAACATCACCCGCAAACCAAAATTCGTCAACGCGCCCACTTTGTCCTTCAGAGTACGCGGGTCAATCATCCGCACACTGTGCCAAATCTCCTCATCGAGCATCTCCATAAACCGCGCCGATGAACTCAGGTCGCTCTGCATCTCCAAGTTGAACAGGTCAACCTCGCCGCGCGGCTTGTTTATGGTGTACAGGCCACCGACCTCAGTCGTGACCACCTCGCCAGCGTCGAAGCCGATCCCCACCGTCTTCGGGCTGGCATGGTGCATGAGCACCAGGTTGAAATTGCTGGCGACAAAATTCAACGCCGCGTTGAGGCGCACCGCTGTTGACACGTCGTCATAGCCGTAATAGCCAAACGGATTGGGCAGGTTCTGCCAATCCACCAGCGGCGCAGACTCCAGGGCAAGCGGACGTGGCTGGCCGACCAGTTCCCATTTCGCTCCGTAGCCGCCGCGCGTGGTATAGACCACTTCCCACCACTCGCCTTCTACCTGGTGGTCGAATTGCCCATTGGCGAAACGACCCTGCACATAATCAATGCGCTTGCCCGGCCCAGTCTCATTGACCTGATATTGCAGACGATACCACAGCACCCGCTTATAATCGGAGACATCCCAAAACACGGCACAGGTTTCTGGGTTCAGGTTAGTGATGAGCGGCGACCCCTCAGTCTGTGGCTCGACGCGCACGAAAACGTGACCAGCCAACGCACCAGTCAGAGCGATGTTGTACAACAGGTGGTTTTTGTGGTTGTCCAGCCACACCTGCGCCAACACGTCGTCAGTGGTGTCCTGTTCATCATCGCCACCAGAGTCGAACTCAACGCCGTCGCCCAGCAGGAAGCTAACCACGCGGTCGGCAACCTGGCCGATTTTCGGAAAACGCACGTTGGGATTGACGCCATCCTGCCCGACCTTCAGCGGCTCAGGCATAGCCCCATTGTAGTAGTTCCAGTTGCGCCTGATACGCTGGACGCGCTCGTTGCGTTCAGCCTCGAACGCCGCTTCAATGTCGTATAGCTCAGGGCCCTCAAACAGATATTGCGTTACACCAGGCATGGCAATTTCACCCGTAGAATGGATTGCGCGCCGCGCTCAACTTGGCGACGCCGCGGTCAATGTACATCACGGCATAACGCAGCGCGTCCATCGCATGGTCATTGATTTTTTCCGGCTCGTCTTTCACGCCCTGCTTGCCCTCACGCCAAACATAGCTCTCTATCTCAGCCAACAGATTGACACACGAGGGCGAGATGGTGAGCCGCGGGCGTCCATCGCCGGCGCGGGCCAGGCGCGCCTTGACGCGCTGAATGCCGTCATGGACAGCGTTGTCCGCCTCTCGGACAGGCAGATGCGCATTGCGCATCTCGGCAATCAGCCCCGCCGCGCTGGGATCAACCAGCATCATCTCAAAACGGTATTGGTCATGCAGCGATTTCGCCCTTGCCACTACATCTCCCTGCAACACCCGCCGCCGGTAGAATTCCTCAATCACGTGTGCACGCCCATCAGAATCAATGCCGATGACCAGAATCACCGCCGGGTTGGTGTAGCCTTCATCTACACCGGCCACCACACGGACAAAATTCGGCGGGCCCGCAGCCACATGCACGCTGCGCTCGAATTCCTCATAAACCAGGCCCTCAAACGAAACAAATTCACCTTCCAGTTCCTGCCTGGCAAATGCGCCAGTATAGGCTGCCTCTAAGCTGGCAATGAACTCACGGTCGAGATACGGATTGTCTCGCGTTTTGGCGCGGAACACCGTCATCTGATCCTGGCGTTCAAATAACCAATTCCGACCTTTCGGCGTGGTCGTCACCCAACATGGCCCAGCCTGCCCGTCGGCGCGCAGACGGCCAATGACAATCTCCCACGTTTCCGGCGCAATCAACGCTGCCTCGTCTATGTAGGCCCAATGCAGGTTCGGCCCGCGCAGCCTGTCCGGGTCATCGGCACTGCGAAACAGCACCTCGCTGCCATTGCACATTTCGGCAATCATAACCGTTTTGTGCATATCCCTGACCATATCGCCCGCCATGTCCAGGAACGTCCGCAGTGTGGCGTCACGCAGCATGGGATACGTCGGGGCGACAATCATGCCCAACGTGCGTGGCCTGGCCAGGTTGACAATCGCCTTCGCACAGCCAGCCCACGTCTTGCCAGAGCCGATGCCCCCGATAAACGCCGTAAACCTATCCGCGCATTGCACGAACTCGGCTTGTGTTTTGTAAAGTTCGATCTTTCGTTCAATCGTCTTTGGTGACAAACTTCACCACAATCGGGTTGCCTTCAGCCCCAGTGATTTCAGCGCGTTCAATGTAGCCGCGGTGTTTGGCCTGCGTTTTTAGGAAAAAACAGACAGCCCACGCCTCGCCGTCGAGCGCAGCCTTGTAAAGCCGCGATTCCACGTTGTCAATCATAGTCTCGCGTTCATCGCGCAGCGCAGCTTCAATTGAAGGATGTTTCTTAATGTAGTTATAAATAGTTTGACGCGAGCGGTGCATGGCCTGAGCTACCAGCGTGATATTGCCATTGAACCGCGCGATCTCCTGGATTATTCGGTCTGCGCTTAGTCCGCTATAGTCCGCCATTTTTAACTGTCCAGTCCGTCAATAAAGACTAGCCTTACTCGACATTCTTCTTGGCATGGGCCTCAATCCGCGTCGCTTTAATGTTCACGTCGTGCAGCGTCGCTGCCATTGTGTTAATCTTGTCCTCAATCTCGTCTACATGCCCTTCGTGTTTGCGCAGCGAGTCACACATCTCCTGGCTGCGCGCCTCAGCGTCCCGAAAGGCCCGCGTGTTGTTCTCCACTACCGCAATCAGCCGCTCCAGCAACATAGCATAGCGGTCGTTCGATTTCTGGAGCGCGATCCAGAACAGCCAGGCCATGTACAGAACGAAGGGCAGCAGGCCGAGGTTGAGAATGTCTTTTATCTCCGCTCCGCCCATATCAGACTTTGACCGGCTGCTTCGTGAACATGCGCAGAGCGATATTCGCCAACGTGATGATGATCAGCGCATACTGATCAACCGCTGGGTCGCGTGAGAACTCAGCGAAGCCGAACGCATTGGCGACAATCACCAGCAAAGCCAAAACGTTGAACCAGAATGTCTTGCTCAGCAGAATTGATTTGGCATCGCCCATCATGACCTCCGAAAAACAAAAAACGCCCGAACCTCACGCCTAAAACAGGCGTAAGCGCTCGGGCGGCAAACTCCGGACTCACCGTATTCAACTGAACATATTATACACTATTTTTGTCGAGATTGCAAGACCTTTTCAATCAATTTTTTCAAGGCAATGCTGGACAATGACCAGGAGAAAGACTCGCCACAGCACGCACACGACCCATACCAGGCGCGGCACAGAGCGTGGCCCATGCGCAACACCTGCACGTTATCTATCTCGACAATCTCGCCAATCTCCGTTCCGCATTTAGGGCATTTCACGCTTTCTGGCATGGCAATCCTCACATTATGTTTAGTTCGACAGTATCAAGTTTAATTATTCCCACGAGTCTTAATTCCTAACGCTAACGGTTCTAACGCAAATTTTATATATCCAGGAGAAAGACTCGCCACAGCACGCACACGACCCATACCAGGCGCGGCACAGAGCGTGGCCCATGCGCAACAGACCAAGATTGATGATGTCTTTGATGTCCGCACCCATCGCACATTCACACTTTCGCCGGCCGCTTGGTCGCGAACCGGAGCACGATGTTCACGATGGTGACAATCACCAGCGCATATTGGTCAACTATCGGGTCGCGCGAAAACTCGGCAAAACCAAAGACATTGGCCACAATGACCAGAAGGGCCAACAGGTTGAACCAAAATGTTTTGCTCAAGAAGATACTTTTCGCATCCATGTCTACCTCCGGAAAAACAAAAAACCCGCTCAGCGTGAGCAGGTTCGTCTGCACGAAGCGGCTCACGACAGAGCGGGACACCTGGTTGGTGTGCAGCTCAACGTATTCGTTTACAACAGACACCAAACCGTTTGTCGAGAGCGTGAACAATCATCAGTATCGCTCTTCGAATAATCAGCCACAGCTCGCGATCTGTCATAGTAATTGTACCACACATTTGTAAGTAATGCAAGTATTTATCATCAAGAATTCATACTAGGCAAGTGTTGATATTCTTTCCTCTCCAACCAAGCCTGCAACGTGCATGGGCAGTTCCAATACACTGCGCACTTATGACACTCGAAGTCGCAGTCGCAGACCGACTCTCCCAGCGGGCAATCCAGGCAAAATGGGAGTACCCCAATCGGGACATACCAATTTGCTGACATACAAGTAAGAAGCAAGGTTTGGATTCTCTAATAAGTTGCCATCTAGCATCAGGTTGGTTTGCATGTAAGCTCCTTATTGATAATCATTACTAGGTAACGGCAACGGAAGTAACGCAAATTTGCTATATACTGTCCTACAGCGCATGTAAGCAATATATAGCAAATTTCCGTTACTAGCGTTACCGTTACTTGATAATTATTACTAATAAGCTGGCTCATATAGGTCATTCTTTTCTTTATGTTAACCTAACGCTAACGCAACTAACGCTAATTTGCTATATACTGTGCTATAGGGCCTGTATGGTATATACAGCAAATTCTCGTTAGTATCGTTAGCGTTAGGTTGACATATTATGGCTTTATAGCCAATCCAACAACACATTTTCTGTTCTTTCCGTTCAACACTCATTTCCTGACAATTTCTCTTTCATAGTTAATTGTGCAAACGACTCCATACTCATTACCACAATATCATCATCATATCTAGAACCTATCTGGTGGAGGACCACCACCGCCAGAGTATCTGGCCTGGCATTACGTTCTGCCTGCGCCAGCGCATCATGCAGCCAGGCAGGGAGGCTTCGGCGCGTTTTCACCTCGATGCTCAGAGCACCTGTAACTACGTCAGGTATATTGCGTCCTGACGGCCCGCTGCGTTGCGTTCCGAAACGGGCGGCGACGCGCCGCTCAGCCATTTTCCACGTTTTGTCGGGCATTTCGTCTCTCCATCCAGGCGGACAACGTGCATGGGCACGACCAATAGAGCGAGCAGGTGTGGCACTCGAAATCACAATCATTGATGTCCTGGCCCAGGTCGCAATCCAGGCAGGCGCGCGTCCCCCAGTCCGGGCAGATCGCCTGGCTGATGCCCATCACCCGCCGCGCGCCGGGACAGTCCAGCAGGTTGGCGTAGTCCAAATCTGAGTCGCGGTAGATCATAGGCAGTCCAGATGCACGTAATGGCCGGGACGCGGCGCGGGCCAGCCATGCACTGGTTTGCCGCATACCTGGCAGTTCACCGATGCCGGGCCGCGCGCGTCATGAATGAAATCGCGGTCGCACTCATGCGCTGCGGCGATGGCGAAATTCTGTGCCTCGCGTTCCAGTTCCCGTTGCGCAGCCTGAAGCTCGTCTCTGCGCCGCGCCAGCAACGCCTGCGCCTCACGGTATTTCGGATGTGTGGTAGGATGTTCGGCCAGCCATTTCTCGCCCAGCCTGACGCGCTCCAGTGCTGTGTCGTAGGCGACTTGGGCCTTCTCCAATCTGTCAATGTCCATTGTTCAAAATCCTTTCTTGCGTGGTTTGGACGGCCTCCCATTTGCCGTTAAACAGTTGCCACAGCATGGTCAATGTATCGTAGAAATGGTACAGCGTCGGCTCATGGATTTGCGGCAGCGGCCCCCAGCCTTCCGGCCAGCACATCGGCTCGGTGCGGCGATATTGCGGGTCGAGCGTCGCCAGCTTGCGAGCGACGGCCAGGTCGGAGTACAGCCTGACTGGGCCGCGCGTGTGGATGCCGGCTTCGCGGATCGCCGCTTTGCAGGCCAGCCACTCGCCGACCTCATCACAGCGTTCGGAGCGGATCATGCTGTGATGTATGACCCGGCCCGCGCTGTTTTTGAGGATGATGTGAATAATCTTGTCCTGGATAGTAAAGGCGGCGTGGATCATGCTAGAACCCCAATTCTGGATCAACGGCTGGTATCTGCTCCATTTCTCCATTAGCTCCATTAGCTCCGTTTGTTTGGAGAGGGTCACATAATGCAAACGTATCTTCTAATCTTTGCAATTCGGCCTCCGTAATTTCCCAAATGCGGCTTCCACCACTGCCACGTCGTGGTTTTTGGCGCAATCTCAGCCGCGCCAGCACGCGCCCGATGCGTCTGTTGGTGACCCAATCAGTGTTTGTGCTGTCGCCTTCATCTTCCTTGAGTAGCTCTATGGCTTTATCTCTGATATTTGCCACCGTTATTTCAAATTTTGAGGTGTCTCTCCCGCTAATGGAGCTAATGGAGCTAATGGAGCTAATGGAGCGACGGATGGCTTGAATGACCAGCGTCGTCAGGTCGCCGCCTTCCAGTTCTGGCCGCTCGCGTTGGTAGGCAAGAGCCAGGTTCTCCATGCGCTGCCAGAGGCTCAACCCGTCGCGGTTCAGGTCGCCGGAGTCGTCTAGCCAGGCGGCGATAGCCATGATCATGCGCCAGGGCTCTAGCGTTCGCCCGCTCAGTTGCGACCGCGCGTTGATTTGCGCCTCGTATGTCGCTAACGTGTTCAGATTGGCTAGTGCCGTCAGCCACAGATCGTCCAGCAGGGCATTGCGATCGCATGGCCAGGCGGTGTAGTCCAGCACCTCCGAGTTCGCCTTGTAGCGGTCGGGCGTGCGCAACAGCGGCACAATGATAGCGCGTGAAGCCAGCACCGCATCGGGGATGTTAATGGCCGAAAAACAACGTGGACAGAACGTATTGACATAACGTGTTTGCCATGATTTGTCGCCCGTCATCTCCTTCACAGCGACCGTGTTGCCACGCCGATTGCCGGCCAGTAGCAGCGCACGCTTATCTGGGTCAGTCCGTTTTGGGTCGGCCAGGTTCTCGGCGTCGTCAAAACAGAGCGTCGCACCGTAATCAGCCAGGTCGCGTAACGCCGCGTAGCTGCCGCCAGCCAGGATCACCTGGCCCAGATATGAGAGTTCAGCAACAACCGTCAAGAACTTGGTTTTGCCGCTGCCCCGCTCGCCGTTGGGCCACAGGAATCCACAGACGTTGAAGGCGTCGAGAAACCAGGTTGCCAACGTATAGCACGCGACCATCTCACACATCGTCTCCTGGTCGGCCAGCGACCGTTCAAAGTCCAGGAAGCGGTTGACTACGCTGACCAGGCGGCGGAAAACGTCCACAGATTTGGGCCGATAGCCAGCATGGTACATCTTCACACCGCGCGCGCTAAGCAATTTCTCGTTTGGCGGAATCTCTTTCAGATGCAGAACGACGCCCAGATCGTCGAGCGGCTTGTCCGCGCCGTCGCCGAAAAGGGCCCCATCATCACCATCACGCATGACGTACAACTTCTGCACGTATTCGACAATGGGCGGATTGTGTTTGACGATGTAGCCCTTGTTGTCTACCGATTCCGTCCGCGTTACGCGCGTATGCAGCCAGGCTGCGCAGTAAGCTCGTCCGTCAATCAGGGCGATGGGCCGGGCCATTGTCGGCGGCGCAGTCTCCAGGAGCTCCACCAGCGGCGCGGCGGCTTTCAATTCGGGCCGTGGCGCTTCAATGAGGGCTTCCAGGTCGGCCAGGCTATGCCCCTGGGCGATGAAATCGTCAACGCCCATTTTACCGTTTGGGCCAGGTGGCAGGTAGACCGCCGAGACCGTCGCCTTTTTCCAGTGCAGGTGGTCAGTCAAACGGTTGAGGGCCTGTCGCACCTCAGGCTTGACCATCACGTCCGAATCAAACACGATGCGCACTTCGCGGCCCTCGAACGCGATATAATCAAAGTCGCTCAGAATGGTCGTGCCGCCCAGCGCATTTTTGCCGCGCCAGTTCCAGACGCCCAGCAGGGCGATGGCGCACAGGCCCAGCGAGGCCAATGCGTCAGCCTTTTTCTGACCTTCCGTGATCCACAATGGGATAGCCGGGTTTGCCAGCATGGGCTGGCAGACTGGTGGGCAGTCTACGCGCATGTGCTGCCCCTTGGGGAATTCATATTTGATTACGCGGTTTTTGTACCGCCCATCTGGTTCGCGTCTGCTGCGATCCTCAATCACGCGCGGGTTGTCGGGGCGATAGACATACAGACCATTTTGCCCGTCGGTGGTATAGAGCGGTATCAGCAGGCCAGGCGTGTGGCATTGCGAGCGGGCGAAGCCAAGGGCGACCAATTCCTCTTTGTCGGTAATTGTGCGGTATCCACGCGCCTGGATTACGTCATCAGATATAGCCGATTCCTCTTTGAGCACTCTAAGGTGATGTTCGGCCAGCATCGTCAATTTCTCCCGTCACCGTCAGCCGACCTCTATCCACCGGCGCAGCGTCGCGGATCGGCCCGGCCAGCTTCACCGGGCCACGTTGGATAATGCGTTGCGGCGGATAGCCAAACCGCTTGGTGAATATTGCCGTTATGTCGTCATCGTCATCAGAAACACTGAATGCCCACCACGCTGCCTGTGTTACCATTCTGCCCCCCCCGTTGTTCTGCTTAACCTTGCCACGCCCAGCCATGCCTTGCCCGGCCCCGCCGTGCCCCGCCGCGTCGTGCCTGGCCCAGCCGCGCCCCGCCCTGCCTGGCCGCGCCCCGCTTATCTCTCTCTCCAGAACGGGTCAAGCTCCTGGCGGAGCGTTGACAGCTCAATGCCGAAAAACAGTGCCACCGCCGTCAACGCCGCACAGTAACCCAGTCCGTACATCCTGGCTTGTTCTCTGTCCACCGCCAACACATCGGCAGTCTGCCGCGCGTTCTGGTACGCCGCCGCCAGTGCATTGGCAATTTCGCGTTTCAGGTAAACGTTAGCCATTGCGACCCTCCAAAACACGCCGCGACCGCTCCGCATCCTGTGGGTCAACCGAAAACACGTACAGGTCGCCCACTCTGGCGCGCGTCAGCAGGTGAACGCGGATGCCGTGACGCCTGAGTTCCCTGACCAATTCTGCCCCGCTGCGGAAACGCCCATGCACCGGGTAGGTCATTGATTTCGCTGTGCCGCTGACCTCGCCGGCCAGATGCAGTGCGGGGGTAATCCAGTTGAACACACCAAGGGCTTTCAGAACTGTTTGCATCTGTCTGTCCTGTCCTGTCTGCGCTGTCTGACAGCGCAAATTTCACGGCTCACAGGCCGAGGTGGGCGAGAATCTCGTCGGGCCGCATGGTCAATTGCCCCTTCGCGCGTTCCCCCCGGCCCACCAGCGCACCCATGCGCTCCAGTATTGCAATGAATTCTGCATACGGCCCGACATCAGCCGAGATGATTTCGCGGCCCGACGGCAACCGCTCGTTCAGCCACTCACGCACCGTCCAGCCGCGTTGGTGGTCATAGTCCAGGCGGCTGATCATGTATCTGAGGTCATCCGCGTCCATGCCGCGCTCAACGCCGATGGTAGTTGAGCTTTTTACCGGCACCAGGCGGATGTCTGGCCCGACCTGCCCGTCGGCGTTGAGGTCAACGCGGATGACGCGCTCCAGTTCGCCCAAGGCGTAATGCGCTACGCGGCGGAACGCGCCCAGCCCGGCGACGCCCAGGCACAGCGCGCCCAGCCCGGCGGCGATGCGCCAGCCGCGCTCGAACGGCACATCGAGGGCTAGGCAGAGCAGCAACGTCCCGGCCATTAGCCCTGCCGCGCCGCCAACCGCTTTTACCGCGAGTGGCGATTCGGCTGGCGTCGGTTGCGTCTCAGCGGTGGAATCATACCGTTTCACGGAGTGAACACCTCTGCGCAGTCTCTTTCAGGTAGCAGATAGAACATATCATATCTCTTTCTTA